TCAGCTGTTTCCACTTTAGTTGGTGGATTAATGTCCAAAGGTACTGATGCAACAACAGAAAACTTTGGTTCAAAAGTTTCAACAAGGTCAGGTGTTGCACCAAGACAAATCATTTATGGTAAGGCTAGAGTCGGTGGAACAATAACTCATGTAGAAACATCAGGAACAGATAACTATAAGCTATCTATGATTGTTGTTCTTGCAGGACATGAGGTAGAAAGTTTAGAAGAAGTATTAGTCAATGATACTAAAATAACAACAACATCTGCAGGTGGTTTTCAATATGCTACAAATAGTAGATTTATAAACACAGATAACGAAAATAATTTTGGTAGCGGTAGATTATTAAGATTTATTTTTAAAGATGGTTCACAAACCACTGCAGATTCTCTAGTAACTAGTAATACGTCTTTAGGTAGTAATGATAAATTTATAGGAGTTTCTTACATATTCATACAAATGGTGTTTGATTCAGAAGCCTTTGGTGGTGGTATCCCACCTTTAGCTTTTGTATTAAAAGGTAAAAAAGTTTATGACCCTAGAACAGGTAACACAGCTTGGTCAGATAATCCTGCACTTTGTGTAAGAGATTATGTAACTAATACTACTTATGGATTAAAAGCTACTTCCAGTGAAGTGTTGGACACTACAGCTTTAGGTGGTTTTTCAGCAGCAGCTAATACCTGTGATACAGCAGCAGGTGCAATTACAACAGCTACAGTCAATGGTGCTGTATCAAGTTTTACAGTTGTGCAAGTAGATGATGCATCAACAAACACACTTATAGATGTTGGTCAAACAGTTACAGGCACAGGTATCTCAGGTAGTCCTACAGTTGTTAGTAGAAGTGGTAATTTAATCACCTTATCAACAGCTCAAACAATTTCAGATGGCATAACTCTCACCTTTAATGAAGCATTATATAAAGCAAATGGTTTTACTAATATGGGTGCAGATGGAACTGGTGTTATTGAAGGACTACTTAGTTCTTGTGCAGGTAAGTTATCATATATCAATGGTAAGTTTGTAATGTTTGCAGGTGCTTCTGTTACACCTGATATGACAATCACAGATGATAATTTATTAGCACCGATCTCCATATCAACTAAAAATACATCAGGTGAAACTTTTAACACTGTTAAATCAGTATATGTTGATGCTAATAATAATTATGTAGCTACAGATTCACCAGTTTACACAGATAGCACATTATTAAGTGCAGACACGCCAAGTGGAGAGTCTTCAGCTAATTATAGAAAGACTTTAGAAATACAGTTGCCATTTACTGATACAACAACAATGGCTCAAAGATTACAAAGAACAGCTTTACTACATACGAGAAAAGAAGTTAGTTTATCTGTTTTATGTAATATTGGATTTATGCAATTGCAACCTTTTGACTGGGTGTACCTAACTAATGAAAGATTAGGGTATACAAATAAAACTTTTGAAGTTTTAGGCACAAATTTAGAAGTAATAGAGTCAGATGACGTTCCAATTTTAGCTACTAGGCTTAACCTTAAAGAGATAGATGCATCAGTGTATGCATTTGCTTCAAGTAGTTATACAAACCCAATAGACGAAGGCTCAAGCGTTTCTACAGGCAGTTTTAGCGTAACTGCACCAACAGGTTTATCTTTAACAGTAGATTTTCAACTTGATTCAGCTACGAGTAAAGTAAATATAGATGCAAGTTGGACTAATAACCCTGATGATCTCATACAAGGTACTGAAATTTTATATGGCACATCTTCAGGTACTTATATAGGTTCGGTTTTGGTTGGTAAAGGAAAAACAAAAGCAATAATTCCAAATTTAATATCAAACACAACATATTATGTAGTGGCAAGACATTTCTCAAGTAACAATGTTTTTAGTAGTAATACATCTGAACAAAGTGTTGGAACAGGAACACCAGCAGCACCAGCAGCACCTACAAATTTATCAGCAACAACAGGAAAACCACTGATTATAGGTTTAGAGTGGACTGCTCCTAGTAACAGTGATTTAAGAGCAGTAAAGGTGTACAGACATACATCTAACTTTACACCTGTAGATGATACCTATTTAGTATCAACCATAACTTCAGAGCCTAGTGAAAAACAAAAGATTACTTTTGGTTTAGAAGATGGATTGACAGCAGGTACTACTTATCATTTTGCAGTAAGGTCTATAAATTTTTCAGGCACACATTCTACTTTCACAAGCACAACAACAGGAAGTTTTACATTAGTAGATGCTGGAGATATTAATTTACCTGATTTTTCAGGGTACTTTCACAAAGAAGGCAACACAACAACAGCATTAACATCATCACAATTCAATACAGAATATGGAAGAACGCCTTTAAATGATGACATTTTAGTTATGGTTAATACAAGTTCGTCACCTAAAACATCAAAGGCTTATAAATGGAATGGTAGTACTTTTGTAGAGATCACTAATTTTACAACAGGTGACTTAGTTGTTGATGGGACTATTGCAGGTGCAAAAATTATAGCAGGTGATATTGATGCTGATAGAGTAAGTGCAGACTTTGTTAGCACATTAAACCTATTAACAACCAGTGCAACTGTAACTAATAATATAACCATAGGTTCAGGTAATAATGTTTTTAAAGCTGAAACTGGTGTAGGTATACAGCTTGGAAATGCTACGTTTGGTTCAGCACCTTTCAGGGTTACAGAAGCTGGTGACTTGACTGCATCTAGTGCAACAATTACAGGTGCTTTAACTTTAACAAACATAGATGGTACAACAGTAACTTATACTGGTGGTCAACTCGGTGTTGGAACAATTGGAAGTGGTAATCTTGGAAGTAGTGCAATATTTCCAGCAACATTAAGATATGAAAGAACTAACGCAACAACAGCACCTTCCGATTCAGAATTTAATACAGCATTTGGTAGAGACCCAAAAGCTAATGATATTGTTGTTGTTGTAAGAACAGATAATAATTCACAAGTTGCTTATAAACACAACGGAACTGCTTTTGCAGTTATCAATAATTATATAGATGGTGAATTAATTGTTGATGGCACTATTACAGCAGACCAATTAGCAGCTAATTCTGTTGAAGCTAATCAGATAAATGTAGGAACTTTATCAGCTATATCTGCTGATATGGGTTCTATTACTGCTGGTAGTTTAAATATTAACTCAGGTGCTTTTACTGTATCTTCAGCAGGTGTTATGACTGCTACTGGTGCTACTGTTTCAGGTGCTATTACAGCTACTAGTGGTTCATTTACAGGTGATATAGTTGCTAATAATTTAAACATTTCTAGTGCAACTGTTGTTGGTACTTTAAGTGCTAATAATCTAAAAATAGATGATGTCACAATTGACACTGATGGTAATGGTAATTTAATACTAGGAAACTTTGATGCGTTTAGCAATGTTAATGCAGGTACTATTGGAATTATTGATGGCACTGCTGGTGAAACAGGAAATGTAACAGAATTTAACGAGTTTTACAGAACAGGTTATACAACAGCAAAACCCTATCATATTGCAAGTATTGCAAGTAGTGGTAATTATGCTATCGGAGATGTTTTAGGTTCATCATCTGTAACAACAGTAACAGGCGATGTGCCTTTATTTAGTCATCAATTTACTACAGCAAACTATAGTGGCAACAGAACATACATAATACATGGTGAGGTAGATTATAATGGTGGTAGTAGTAGTGCTACAGAAACCTTATTTGCAATAGCAGTAAAAGCAACTTCTAATGTGAATGATTACACAAGTACAAGTGCAAGTGATTATTTAGCATCTGAAAAATTTAGTGCAAGTGGTAGTTATGCTTTAGCTAACAGGGGTGTCAATGCAAAAATTACAGTAGCAGGTAATACCACTATTACAGTTTGGTGTTTTGGTGCTGGAGATGATGTTAGCGGAAGTAATACGGCTGGAACTTTTTCTTTTACAGCAGGTGCTATTACAGCTTTTGGATTAAATAAATAATGAATATATATTGGCAAAATGTTATAGATAAACGTAACAGAAAATTAAAAGATTCTGATTGGACGCAAATGCCTGATTGTCAATTAACAGATAGCAAAAAAACAGAATGGGCAACATATAGACAAGAGCTTAGAGATATACCAAATAATTTAAGAAATCATAAAAATTATATTAGTGATGATGAAAGCCATCCTTTTGATGGCTCAATTATGGATTGGCAGTTTCCAACAGAACCAACTAAATAAAAGGAGTAAATTATGGATAACATGGGTAGTGGTCGTTTCGGTGGCGACATGGATAGAAATGAAGTAGAAATGGACTTGAATAAGTTCATGGCTATGATACAAGAAATAAGTGAACTTAAAGATAAGATTAGAGAATTAGAAGATGCAACAAATGTGAATCCTTGGCAGAAGGTTATACATTTAGCAAGGGCAGTAGACTCATGGCGTATATTCCCTAGAATCTTTGTGGTTGTCTACATATATCTCATGTATGAATCTGTTATTTGGTTTATGAATTTACCTGAACCTAATTTAGAACAATCAGCTTTAGTATCTGTTGTTGTTGGTGCTATGGGTGTTGTATTTGGTGTTTACTCAGGTAAGTCAGGTCAAAGCAAAGGATTCAAAGGCGAAGATAATACGCAATAATGGAATTTTTTGATCTTATAGATAAGGTAGGTTTGCCTATAGCAGGTGGTCTTATTATGGGTTACTTTATATTTTTAATTATGAAACAACTTATGGGAAACTTAGTGAGTGATATTAAAACTATACAAGGCATAACCAAAATGCTTATAACAAGAGCATCAATAATGAATAACGATATGATTCGCATTGATACAAGTGTGTCTAGTGCATTAAATTTATCTCCTGACCTAGATAGAATAGCGAGAGCAGAAAACTTTGTAGAAGATGGGAAGATAGATGCTAGAAGGGATTAATGGACATTATTGCTTTAGTAGAAAAGTTTGGTTTCACGACTATTATGGTAGTTGGTCTAGGTTACTTTGTTTACTTCGTATGGCAAACAATCACTAATACTATAGACCCTGCTGTTTCAGAAATGAAAAAAACCATAATTAGACTTACTGACCAACTTAGACTGTTAGACCAAGATATGATACGCTTACAGCAGAAAGTAAATACTGTTTTAGAACTAAAAGAACAAGAGGTGAATAAAAATGGTAGAAAAAAAGAAACGAGGTAGACCTACTAACAAAGAACTAAAACGTAGGAAAGATGAAACAGAAAAAACTAGAATTTTATGGCTCATAATTTTTTTAGCTGTTTGTCTTTTTATCGGTATATTTGTACAGAATATAAAAGCAGACCAAATAGTTCACAAGTTTAAATCACCATCTTTTAATGGTGTGAATACATCTAGTCATTATCTGACTATTGAGAATCAAGAGTTTAATCGTAGAAAGGTAATAAAAGATGAGATCAAAGCTGCTATTGAAGAAGCAGAAAGAGACAAAGAAAACTCTACTGTTCAGAGATTTATAAGAAATTTTGAAAGTAGGGTATATGCAGAATTAAGCAGACAGCTTATCGCTAATTTATTTGGTGAGACACCACAAGACAGTGGAACTATATCATTAGAAGGTAATACTATAGAGTATTCTTCTGATGGTACTTATTTAACACTTAAAATAACTGAAGCAGATGGCACAATCACGAATATTACAATTCCTATCGGTTCTTTTACTTTCTAGTTGCTCTATATTTGACCAATACGAAGATACATACGAGCAAAGATTTAAAGCACATGATGTAGTAAGAATTGATGAACTTCATTCCAAAGAACTAGCTAATGTAAAAAAACCTGTAGTTCAACCTATAGTAGCTGTTTACCCATCAGCATTTACAGACCAAACAGGACAAAGAAAAAGTAATAGTGAGTTTGCTTTATTTTCTACTGCTGTTACCCAAGCACCCTACACATTATTAATAAGAGCATTAAAACATTCTAGTAATGGTAGGTTCTTTAGAGTTGTTGAAAGAGTCGGTTTAGATAACTTAACTAAAGAAAGACAATTAATACGTTCAGCAAGAGAACAGTTTGCAAAAGAAGGTGAAAGCAATAACGTACCACCACTGCTATTTGCAGGTGTCTTGTTAGAAGGTGCAGTTATAAGTTATGATAGTAACTTGTCAACTGGTGGAGTTGGTGCTAGGTATCTAGGAATAGGTACAAGTATGCAATACAGAGAAGACAATATAACAGT